CCATACGCAAATGGACCTGCCACTACAGACCGATTCGTGATACTACCATTACCCAGTCCGACGGCGTAAATGTCCGCGTCTTCGTAGATGGGGTAGTCGTTCACAACTCCGGTCGCAACGTTTTGGTCGTAATTGCGCGCTGGCTCGTCGGGGTAATAAGAGCAGTTGTCCGACGCGTACACCATGCCAGTTGCATCAAGAACATTCCCGTTCACGGTTAGAGTGGCCCGAAGACCAACGACTCTGTGCGCTTGCGAGGTTATCCCATCTGCTAATGGTTGGTATTGGTCAGTAACTGTCGTCTCGATCACTCCCGGGTACGCTGAGGTATAGGCACCAATCGGAAAGATCGATGTCTTCCCGGATACACCGGTGTCGACTGACGCAATGTTCAAGGCTCTCGTTGGGTCTATCACGAAGGCCGGGGACAAATGTGACCCCAGAAAGCCTGCCCTCTTGTCGGTGAAGAAAGTCGGCCCAACGGCCACGACTATGTCCCCGCGAGTGGCAGCTACAATGCCCGTCAAGGGCACCGAAGTCACAGCTCCGACACTTCCCGTGTATGCACCAGGGGTCGCTGTCGGAGGCAGTAAAGTCACAGTCGTCACTGACTGGAACAATGTGACTATCGTCGGGTGCTCTGAACCCATCGGTCCCCGCGCTGCATTGGTCGGGTCGACGAATCCATATAAGTACGCCGCCTCGTCTTTCGCAGACTGCGGCGCTACCGTCTTGAATCCGCCGGCCGTGCTCTTGCTCGCACGCACGTGGTTTGCTCCCTTCTTCCCCTGCTTCGTCTTGATGAGTACAATCTCTGCTTTGGCTGTTTTCCCTTTCTTTGCCATCGTTGTGTGGTGGTGGTGGTGTTGTGTTTGCAATTTCTATTTCCTGAGTTCAGTGAGAGTGTGTGACTCTATGTAACTAGCTGCGTTCTAAACTTCTTTGCGTGGTTCGGGTTGCTTATTTCCCGTGTGCGTGTCGCTGTGACCCCGCCCGCTCACCACGTTCCCCGAGGACTCTCAGGCCCAGGAAAACACCCGACGATCTGCAGGGTCCGCCATATCTTGGGCGACGATCCTGTCTAACACATCGTGTTTGACTATACCCACCTTCCCCCGGTGCGCGAGGAAGAGGCTTTCGACCTCAGCGATAGTATGGTAGTCAAGACCATACTTCGCTATATAGAACTGCATTAGCAATTCACGATCGACCTGTCGCCGGTCGGCCATGTTGCCAATGATGGAGTACTCCAGCCACCCTAGGTAGTACTTCTCCTGATTTTCAGTCAGGGCGGCATCGCGTTCCTTTCTGTTGGCTTCCAGAAACGCTCCGAGCATCGGGTGCCCACCCATGACATCAACAAGCCCCTTCGCAACCATCTCGGTGTAGGCGCCTTGGATCTTCTGCGGCACGTTCCGCGTCGTCCAGAACAGCTTGGCAAACAGCCTCCCCATCTTGGGTCCGAAGCCGATCTTCCCATCTGCGAGGGGGTAGAAACTGCCGGATATGAACGAGGTGTTCTGCCAGCCATGGAATACGCCCACTTCTGGGTCGATCCCCGTTAGTCTCTCCATGGCGGTTATCTTCTCCGCGCTTGGCATCCCACAGTCGCGATGGACCATCACCAGCAAATCATCTCCCCCAACTATCACTCTGGCCCGGTACCCTAAGCGCAAGCATGTGTCAACGGCGATCATCGCATTGATTAGATTATTGGCAATGGTCGTCCAATTAGTTCCACTCTTCGTGGTCCCATCAGATTTTGCCTTCATCTTGTACTCAACATTGCTCGGGTCCTTGTAGTAATAGTGCGCCGTAATGTCCAGGCCCTTCTTCATTGCCCTGGCTAGCGCTGGGTCGCATCGCTCCACATGATCGATAACCGCATCCATGTAGTGCTCGCGCCGCATCGTCGAATCCCACGCTTTACCATCACGCTCGATGGCATATTCGAAACCGTCGTTCCAACACCTTTCCATCCACTCGCCAATCTCCTCAGAGTTCTTGCCAGAGCCCATGAGCACCTCGATGCCCTTGTACTCCTTTGCGTTGTCGAACAGTACTCCCACAGCTTTCTGGAACGACGTTGTCTGTGGCCCCGTGGCCTCCATTGACGTCATGTCCGCGCAGAATTGAATCCCACGCGCTTTCTTGGGCAGTCCCATAGAAAGCTCCAGCTTGTTGAAGAGCTTGAACTTGGCAAAATCTATCCTGGCCTCGATAATTGAGTCTATAATCGCCTTCTGTTTTGATGCGGTCCATCTGTGGATCCACTTCGTCACATAAGCGGAGTACTGTGACATGTACTCGCGTCTCAACTTATCGGGCTCTAGGATGGCATTCAACCAATCACGCCCCTCGGTAGGGCGCGTGATGATCGGGGGGCGGGTCTTATGGTGGCGGTTGCAGACGCTATTGTGCGCGCTACACGGACACTGCCGTGCGGCTACAATCTGGCTCTGCGTAGACATGCCCACTAGCATGGAACCAAAACCAACGGGCCGAGGGCAGCCGTCGCGCTTGTAATTCTTGATGAGGCGTTCGAATGGGGGGTTTGGGTCGACTTTGTGGTCGGGGTCGATGTTCTTGGGGTTGCCAGGCCCAACGCAGTAGTTGGCGACCTGGTTGTGCGCTAGTGTGTTAAAACCCTGCAGTAGCTGATCGTCACTCAGCGTCTTTGGATCCAACATAATGACGCCACTCTGCAGTACCGGCTCATAATTGCCAACCGTTCCCTTGGCCTTGTGGTTGACGATCAAGCTGTGCGTCCTGTTCTCTGCGCGTACCTTCTTCCTGCTGTGCCGCGTGTACTTGGTGAAGACCAATATCCCTACTGCTGCTACCGCTGACACTGCAGCCACTGCCGGTGCGGCCGCCACTACAGCGGCCCCCGTCGCGCCGACGATTGCCAACTGTGCAGCGATACCCGGTGCTTCCTCCAGGACCATCCGTAAGTTGCGCTGCATCGACTCAAGGAAGTGGAGTTCGGGCTCGGACCACGTGAACACCGTAGAGTCGATGTTTAGGAATAGCGCGATGCTTTCCTTATCCCGCTTAGTCCATAGCATGATCTCCTCCGCCGCCATCTTCTCGATGACGTCCTGATCCCAAAGCATCTCAGGGTCCTGCGTGAAATTCCTCACTAGCTGATGCACTACCTGCAGCGACCGGTTGATGTCCACGTCGGACCACGCGCCGGTTATGGAAGCAAGGACACTTGACTTTGACCTGATGTCCCTGCGCGCGTTGGCATAGTCACTCGCCGTCGGTATTCGCTTCACACCGCGCGTCTTCTCCGGAACCACAGCTACCGTCGTTACAGGCGCGGCAGTGATGACCAGCCCTGTAACCGCGAGCGGTTGCGGAGCCCTGACAACGCGCGGCTTCCTCGTCACGAAGACATCGCCGCGCGGCGTGGTGATTGCTCCAACACCCATGCCCAGATAGATGGATCCAGTGCAGTCACAACTGTCACCGTATCTCACCATTGGCAGCCCCAGGCTAAGGATCTCGTTCGCGGAGTGGACTAGCTGGTTGAACGCGGCATCATCGTCTCGGCCTAGCCTCGCGAGGCTGACAACGCTCGCAATCGTCGCAGCGGAGCTTGCAGCCTTAACCATGTACGCAATCGCGGCGTACCCGATCAGCGTGAGGTGGTGGACGTACCCATGGACAGCATACAGCTCTACATCACGGAAGTGGCCGACTGACATCACGCGCTCTTCGCCGAACGCGCTGCGCGTGATGACGACGCGACCCTCGGTCTCCAGTACTCGCGTCATTGGAGGGGTAAGGTCGCGGTATTCAGCAGTCGCCCGTTCACTATACTCCGCCCGCCTGTCCCCCAGCACGGAATGGTCCACGATGGTGAAGAGCTTGCATCTCGATGCGCCTCCTCGCCCGCTCAGCGCCTTGACCAGCAACAGCTCATTGGCAAGATTGCCCCTAGCTCTCACGCCGGTCGTGTCCATGGACCAGTGCTCATGGGACAGCGGAAACACAGCTCTCCTGGGCTTGGGCACTTCCGCCACGAGGTCATCGTCATCCGAGCTCGCACCTCGGTCCGCGTTCGCAAAGAATTCGGCGTGCACGCCAGAGGCCCGACAGCCATAGTCCATCGACTTCAGGGCGCAGTTGCACTGCACGTGCCGGCATATGGATACGGACGTTTCGCGGCCGGTCAGCCTCAAGAGTGGTCTGCGCGGCACTGTGCTCGGCAAAACGGCGTTCTCGTAGCCCACCATCTGAAAGCCTTCCTCCGCACCGTGGGTAAGGTGCAAGTCAAGCAATAGCGCGTTGTAGTCCGTGTAGTCCGATGCTGTCTGGAATGTCAGGTTGAAATGTAGCGATGACAGCTTCCGCCACGCCCCGGCACCCTTCACAGAGGCACTCAGGATCTTCCTAACATCTCCAGGGCGCGTAATGAAAGACACGGATCGCGATCGCGTCGGGAGCACATCCCACGCCGCAATGCAGAACATCCTCAGAGCTACTTCGCTGTCGGTGGGGCGCAGTTCCTTGACGGGCGCAACGTTGAAATACTGCCTCACGAACCGCATCGAAGCAGTCCATGTAGCCCTGTCAACATACGTCCACCGCGAAACACGCAGCTCTCCACCGCCCACGGGCAGGTCTACCGGTGTCGTGTCCATCCATGCCATTGCACCTGAAACAATTCGGCAGTCGTTGATGTAGTCCGGCGTCCCAGCAGCCCACTGGCCATTGTTGGTGTCGCCTAGCTGGTGCATCTTCGCATACTCGACCGGGTTGGCAGATAGTGAGGTTGGGAATTTCAGGGTGACGAACTCACTCGATTCTGCAGTTTCTGTGGTCCCGTCGTACGCTTCCATAGCGTCCGTTACAAGGCCCCACTTCACTGCAAAAGCAATAAGCAAGTATATTTCCCCTAGATCCCCTCCCACACAAACGCACACTTGGCTGACCATGACCAATCCCTCAATGTTGAGCAGAATGTGTTCGGTAGCGGCGCATCTTGCTTTCCCTGTTCCATCGGCACTGGCCGCCTTAAAAGCACATATCAAGACGCCACCAGGCGAGACGTTCGTCCAGATCTTCCCGGCGACGAAATCGCCCACGTAACCCACGAACAGACGGCACGCAGCCATCCTGCTATTGTGGGTCTCGTAGAGAATTGGCCACTCTGTAGGGTCTTCTGGTGTCACATCTTGCCATTTGGCGGCTTCACCGTTGCTGCAAACTACAACACTCACGCGCGGCAAGCTAACATAGGTTGACCCGGATTGCTTCACCGCAACCCTCATCGTCCCTGCTAGTGCCAAAGCGGCTGTGATGATGTCCTCAGAAAACGTTGGAGTGATATCGTAATCGTCCAGCACCGTCAGACGGAAACTGTCTTCATACGCCTCATATAGAACAAGGACGCGCAGCCCACAAGCTACTCTACCCTGATCCATCGGTTCGCAATGCTTCTTGACTCGCTCGACAACTAGATGTCCTTGCCAGCCGAAAGTACTACTCAGCCCCCACGTGGGCTGAATCGGAACCGTGAGGTACACCTCACCTAGCGATGTCCTGAACACTGGTCCAGTCGCTCCCTGCGGCTGATTAACCATGCTTTTGTTAACCGCACTCAAGACTTTTTCCACCCTGCTGCTGGTGGCGAGACTCGCTTGGAACTGGGCGCGCACTAGCTTCTGCTCATGCTTCTTTGCCGCACTCGTGTTCTTGTTGTCCTCGTAAATCTTCTTCAGTTCTTTCAGTCTTTTGTTCCTAGCCCGCGCAGCTAAGCGAACAGTTGCCGCCACCCCGAATAGCTTTAAACCAATCGCCTTCTGCAAATTGGCAGCACTCATCTGGGGGGTGGTCTTTGCGCGTCCCCCGATGGCGGGGACGGTTGGTGCAAAGCCGGCGTGTGGTTGCCCCGCGTCTTGCGGGTGCGAGGTCATGGCAGCGGACAACTCCCCGTCTCCGCTCATGCCACCATCGTACAGAATGTACTCACATTCATCTTCTCCCCAATCGTGCGTAAAACTTGGTTCCATTGCTGATCGGGGAAGGGGGGTTGGGGG